GTGGCGGACCTGGCGCAGGTCATTTCGTAAAGATGGTCCACAACGGAGTTGAGTATGGAATCATGCAAGCGTATGCCGAGGGGTTTAATATCCTGCATCATGGCGATCTTGGTTCCCATTACATCAAGGAGGGTGATGCTGAGGTGGCTCCGATGGAAAATCCGGCAGACTATCAGTATGATATTGACACTGTTGAAGTGGCTGAGCTTTGGCGTCGTGGTAGCGTGGTTGGTAGTTGGTTACTCGATCTTACCGCTGATGTATTGCGGCATGATCCAAAACTTAGCAGATTCGATG